TCAAAAAGGATTTCACTAGAACTTCCAGTGTTTAGGTCTAGAATCGTCTCAATAGATATTATATCTTCACTCATCATGATGTATTTGTTATCTATATCCGTTTGAGTTAATTGATGTTGAATAATAACTCTCTCAACACCATCATAATGGAAATCATGGTACATTTTTAGAGCATCATCAATTCTATCTTCAAGTTGGGAATCATCAACATTTATTTCGATCACAGGTTTGCCAAGTTTCCTCAAACAAAACTGTTTTAATTCTTCTCTAGTTTCAGGGTTAGCCATACCCACTCCTTTATAAAAACAAAAATTGGCGAAACCTCAAAATATTTCCGCTTTAGTCCTGCCAGACCCGAACGATTTGTGATAATGTTTTGGCAGTCACATTATGCTTTGTCGTCCCTTATGCGAATACAAGGATTCTTTACAAAATTAATATGATGAAAACCTTTTAAACTGTTAAAAAATAAACATAAAAATATAAAAGTGTTTTCTTTTAAAACGGTAAAGAACTAAACTTATACCACATCAAATATATTTATAATTTATACTCCAGCTGGTTCTTGTAAAGCGATAGCTCTAAGATTTCTAACTTTAGGTGTTTTTGATTTGTCATCAGAAGTGAGCTCTATCTTGACTGCATAGATATTGAAATTATCAATCTCAGGTGTCTGACCTTTAACTGGTTCTACACCACCATTTGTTCCGAAAACAAATTCTCTATAATCATTATTATATTCCGATATTATATGTTGTGGTGTTATCTGTTTCATCAAATACCATTCTGAATCATTAAAACTTTTATCACCATTAGTATTAGCAACTTTATAATAAACAAGTATCTTAGATGTTGTTGTTGGAACATAAGCATCTAAATAAACTCTAATATCTTTAGATTCGTATGGGTATTTTAAATTAACTCTTTTTGAAATATAGACACAATCAGATTTCCAATTTGGATCAACATTATCATAAGAGTTTACTATATTATCAACAGTTATCAAACTAGTTCTTTCTAAATCAATAACTGGTGAAACATCAGAGTCAGTAACTTCGAAATTGGTTTCTATATAAAAACTATCATCACCAGTAAAGCTCCTAACAACATTTAATTCAGTATTTCTATTTTCGTGAAAATTCATTTGAACTGTCTCATTCCCAATTATAGTACAATTAAATGAAGGGTTTTGAGTGTTGAAAAAATTCTTTAACATAGAAACATTAAATTTAAATAAACTAAAGTCATAAGTTGATTGAGAATCTTCTGGTTTCACTTTCAATCTCAACTTTTTAGATAAACTAGTGTCAAATTTACACTTATTAAGTCTAAACATTAAGTTTTCATCTAAAACAGGTTCCCAAACACCAGAATTATAAGAAGAATATAATCTACCAATGAGAGGGAGTCTAGTTGTTGTAGTATTGGTAATGTTTGTAGAACCATCAGATTCTAAAACTGGAACACCATTTTGACCAGACCATATCTCATATTCAGAACTATTTGTCTTTACAACTAAAGCATATTCGCCAGGCCTTAAATGTATCGGTGAGTCAAAAGTAAATCTAGTATTAGATGTTGTATCATCAGGTTTTGGACCTTCTGATATCTTAACCTTAGAAGAATTTAATATAACTTCAGAAAAAGGAATTACAGTAGAAGTTGAAGGCATCCCATTTGATGTAGGTCTTATTTCAATTGAAACTGGTAATTGGTCATCTTTAGACTTAAAAAACAAATCAACAGAACTTAAAAATATACCGTTTCTATTAGAAGCCATATCAACAACAAAGGTTTGTGATAATGGATCTCTCCAATCGAGACAACGAGATAAGACATTCTGTTCTCTAGTATAAGGGTCTCTAGCGAGTGATAATATGTCACATATATTTGACCTTTTCTTTAATGGTACTCTAGTACTAGAAACAAAGTTTTCTGGATCTTCCATAATACCTTGCGAACTAAAAGTATTTTCACAAAGAGACATTAATGGTTTGTTATTTTCAGAATCTAAAGGTGGTGTTAAATTATTTTCAGAATTGTTAATCAATCTAAACAATCTTTGGCCAGTTCTAAACTTTACATTGTCAGAGGGTATATTCAAAACTCCACACAATTGACCATGTTCATCACTTTTAAGTTCCGATTGTGTTGAATGTTCAACAATAGTTGAAGATAAACCAGAAACACTTCCAACAATAGTTTCATTCGGCAGGAAACTTCCTTGTATGGGTTTAACGTATATTTTACCACTTCCATCTTCTTTGTTTTTAATAACTTTAGCACTAGCTCCAGAGGAACCTAAAGATGTTAAAACTTCACCATCATATATACCATCATTAAATTCAACATTTGTATCTGATATAGTAATAATGTCACAAGGCGTTACATTAGAACTTACAGGTGTGTTATCCAAGAATGGATAGAAGGTTGTTTGAGGGTTTAAGTTAGTTGCTATAAAATCAACTTCAACACTTCTCATATAAGGAACAACACTGTTGTCAACCTTTTTATTTTTCATAGTCTTTTCAATTCTATTAGAAAGACCAGTATTAACAGTACCTATTCTGTCAACAACATCAAAAAGATAATTTTTTGTAGTATCATCTTCAAGTTTTTCAACAGAACTAATTTTTAAATTATCTAGATTTACCTCATCACTAGCAAAGAAACTTTCTCTACCAGTCCACAAAGTCTCCCAATCATTCCATTGAGTTCCAAAACCTTTACCGTAACCATTTTGTACAGAACTATTTAATTTAATCCAAGCATCATTTTCACCAAATTCATTCACATTAACTTTTGGATCTAAACTCTTATTGAACCACATATCCGAAGATGGATTCATTTTTATATCGCCAAACCAATATGGCATTTCATGTGGGTTTAGATTTCTATGTTTAGTTGAAAGAGGTTGAATTTGATGTTCAACTTCCACATAACTAGAAAGAACTATAGGGCCTTTTTTAACAACGTTTTGGGAATTTGTGGAGTCAAATTCAACACCATGAGAATCACTTCTAAATGAAGGTCTTAATTCTTTAGTTTCAAAATCAATAGAACATTTATAATCTGGATCAATTACTTTGCCTATATTATGACCAGAAAAATCATCAATAAGAACACCGTTCTTAAAAATATCATTACCAGAAGCACTTCTTATTTGTATATTCTTAGATTTCTCTTGAAGTAATCTTAAATTAGACCTAGCTTGTAATTCTTCAATTCTTCTATCCAATATACCGATATCCCTCATAGTATATCTTCTATTATGAACTGGAACAGATTTTACGTCATTACTACTATAAGTGTAAGGTGGAACTGTTATAATATAAAGTGACATAGAATCTTGGTCATCTGGTGGTGTTCTAGGGAACTCAGATGGTGTACCTTCTATTATTCTAAATTGTTTATCTTTTGTTAAAACTAACTTATCAATTCTAGATAGGTAATATTCATAAGATGTTTCTATATAATCACCCTCTTCACCATACGGAATATTAGAACCAGATATATCATCTTTAAATAAATCTGAAAGTTTAGGAAAATCCGAAGCTAGGACATCATTTTCAGTTAGTGTGTTTAAATCGGTTGAATGACTATACACATAATTTTCTTTAAGTGAAACACTACTTCTAAAGTCAATATAATCAGCTAATCTATAAGATTTACCAGTATTATTAGAAATAAATTGTGGTATATCCTCATAATTTATTGAACTATAAGAACTTAAAATAAAGTAACCATCATTTTCAGCACTGTGGTCAAAATATTCATATTCTATAGTTAAATCACCACTAGGTTTTTGTGAACCAGATTTAAGAGTTAAAACACCATGATTGTAAAAGTCATCTCTTTGGCCATTATCCAATTCAAAAAAACTTGTAACGTCACCATCATCACCTTCTGTTGTATCAGATGAAGTGACTTTGACTAATTTATTTATGTCAGTATTTTTCAAACAAATTATATTATTAATCTTCCAATGAGCATGTATAACTTTATCAATATCATTACTAGGTACAGATGATAGAGTCACAACTTGATTATTTGATGTAACCAGTTGTTTTATCTTTTTTGTATTAGAATTTTGCGTTATAGATTGTATCTGAGTTCTAAAAAGAACTTTTAATTGGTCAGGGTCATTCGTTAAATTGTCCTGAGTTTTTATCCTTAATTTTATTTGAGTACCGGCACTATTTTGAGCTATACCAATATCATATTTTAAATTACTACTGCCGCTTTCTAATTCTTCTGGGTCATAAAATTCAGAACCATTATAAATTATTACATTATCTCTTATTTTTTCCTTATCTGTAAAGTAATCACCCCAAATTGTAAAATTATCAATTTTATTTCCAATTAAACTTTCTTCATTATTACTCAAATCAAATTTATAAACAACATATTCAGTTCCACCACTATTACTATTAACAAAACTATCTTTTACAGCTTCAACATACTTATTTGAAAAGAAGTGTACCCTAGAAACAGATTTTAAAGATGACTCTTCAACACCAAAAAGTAAAGGAGATTTTTCTTGATTTGATATTACAGTTGGGCCGACACCAGAATCATACTGAACACTAGTATCTGTACTAGCGCCAGATCTAGAATTTCCAGAAACTTTAAAAAGTAAATCAGTATCTTTTTTAAAATAAACTATATCTGAAACATTTTTATTATTATCAATTTGTAAATCTAAAATTGAAAGAATGAATTCACCTTTAAAGTCGGAATCAGAATTAATAAACTGTTTGACTCTACATGTACCAATTAGATTGTCACCTGAGTCATATATATCTAATTTAGAATGACCATCAAAAAGTTGTTGAAAATGAGTATTTAAAGATGACTCTTCAACAAGGACTTTTATATTATTACCAATAAAAGAAGAATTATTCTCCAAATCTTTCGAAAGGCTTTGTCTACCTTTTTTCAAATCTATTTCCGTTGGGAATATGGTTTCTATTTCATATCCCTTAACATAAGCTTTGCCTGGATCTAGCGTTAATAAAAGTTTTTCGTTATCTGTAGGATGTTGGTCTATATCCATAACGAAATTGTTAACTATGAAATCACCATTGGTATCATATGTTCTTCTAGCTAGCTCTTCACCAATATAAGAGTATTGAGAATTCTTTATTTGGTCTACTTTTTCACCATTACGGATTCTAACAAATTCGAAAAAATCATATGAAGAATTGTTAAGAATAGAATCAACTTGAGTTATACTATTATTATCAGATTCTAACAACTCTTTTTTAGTTAATATTAAGGATATTTTATATCGGTCAGCACCTGGAGCTGAATAGTTTGGACTCCCCTGAGCATTATCATAAAGTGAAATATCGTCACCAGAAGTTATTAAACTCTCATCCAATTCTAAACCAACTCTATATGATGGTGTGTTTGAATACTTATCTAAAACGATGATTTGTTTAGATGTTTTATGAAAATATCCAGCTATGTAAAAAATACCATCATCAACTGAAACTAAAGATGATTTACCAGTTATTGAAGCTCCACTTGGAACAGAATCGGTCACTTCTGGAGTAGCGACAGTTACTTGATAAGTTTGCCCATCACTTGATTCGGTTGTTAAGACTTCACCAGCTTGGACTACGATATCACCCGAAAGATAATCCCCAATAATTGTGTTTGGTTCAGTTGTATTGTTAGCTTCAACTTTTCTTACTTTAAATTTAACACCATTTGAAGATGTTAAGGTTCTACCTTCTAATTGTTCTATGTAAGTATTAACACTTAAAGTGCTGTCGTTTATTAATTCAAATTGATGTAATTTTATATAACTTACATTGACATTAACATTAAAAGAACCATCTATAACTGGAGAACCGTCTTTAAAAACATAATCACCAAATCTAGATATCTGTTCTGTTATTAAGGATTGTATTTGGTTTAATTCTCTAGTTTGTACAGCGATTGAAGGCTTGAATAATACTTTTAGAAAATTTTTATCTTTTGAAAAATCGTCATAATATGGTGATGTGTTAAATTCTGTTTTTAATTTTCTAGTCATAAAAAAATCCTTGTATATATTATAATACTATTTATACTAGAATTCAAGTACTATTTTTATATCCTCTACTTGAGAACCTTCACGTTGAACTGGTTTCCTTTGTTCTATAAAAAGAACTTCACCAGAATATGGTTTTAGAGTTTCAGAAAATATACTGTTGATCTCATCAATAGAACCATTAGCAGATTCTATTGGATGTCCAGCACCAACTTGAAATTCACCCTTTACATCATTAACCCTAATGTCTAAATAATTATTATTAGTTGAATTTTGTTGTATGTCAACAATAACACATGTAGAACCTGTTGATTCTTGTGTGATTACATCATCTTGTAAAAAAGAGTTATAACTCGGTAGAGATGTATCTATAACTATAGTTTTCATTTGATTATAGACATTCCCAGTAGCTATCTCAGTTTCTACAACACCAGAAGAAGTTGTTTTGAGTGTACCGTCCTCATTAAACTTGTACGATAATGGTTGTCTTATAAGACCTATTTGTCTAAAGTCATTTTGAGTTGGTATATTTTCTTTATCATATTCAAACTTAGTGTTCATCATAACAAAGAATCCACCTAATTCTGAAACTGGATCTGAACCATGACCACCTCTTGGCGGTATAACAACAGAAAATACAGCATCAATATTATCACTCTCAGGAATATCTAAACCTTCACATCTAGTAAAAGTTACATCAGCATAAGTGTATTTTTGACCTTTATTTAAAATTTGAATACCACTTATCGAATTACCTGACATCACAGGAACAGCTTGACAACCAGTTCCATCACCTTTTATATTAACCGTAGGTAATATTTGAAACTCGGTTCTTGTTTCCGTAACAGTTAAAGCTTTGGAAGTTGCAGTATTATTTTCATCACTATCCCAAGCATATAAATCATCTCCAATGACAAAAACTCCATTATAACTTTCCATAGTTATTATCCATCGGTCATACACATCATCAGAAACTATTTGAGATATAATTCCATAGACTGAAGAATTATATTTATCTTCATTTGTCAATTTATGACCAACTGTTAAACTTCCAGCTTCACCAGAAGGTTGGAGTAATGTTTGATTTTTATTCAAATTTATCGTTTGTGATTGTGAGTAGGTAACTTCACCTTCACCAATAGCGTTGACCTTAACAACTTTTTGACTTTCATCATAAACTTGGATTATATAAGATTTTGAACTTTCTGGAAAATAGATTGAAGCGCCTTTATAATAATTAGGTATAAGGCCATCAACTTCTTCAATATTAAATAAAGTATATCCGTCAGCGTTAGAATGATCACTAGTCAATCTTCCAGTTTTGTTGACATAGTTTTCACCTTTACCTTCTAGTTCAGCATTAGTGTCCCTCAAAATAATATCAATAGAACCTTCAATAGCACCTTGTTGAACATCCCACTGGTTGTTAACAGAAGAACATCCGCTTCCAGGATTCTGTAAAATCCTTTTAACAGGAATATAATTAGGTGTCATAAATTTAAATGCATCAGCTGAACCAACAGTGTACATATATTTCCAGACATATCCATCGGAAGTTGCAAAAGAACCATCAGTTTCAAGTCGATCAGGTTTCACTGTTGAAATAGCTCCATAATTATTAAAAAGACATTTAAAAACATGGAAATCATCAGTCATTACATAAAATGATTGTGTGGTATTTTGATTAAATAAAACACCATCTTTGTCAGAATATTGTTTATAAATTTTATTAACTTCATAGTCAATTCTAGGTATAACATGTGAAACATCAGATGATAAAACCCTTTTAGCAGAAATCATATTTCTCCACAAATCATATTCACTTTGAAGATGATCCAATGGTAAAGGTGGATTTAAATCACTGAAGTCACCATTCGAAACACCAAAGTTTTTATCTTTTGGAAAACTCCAAGGAGTTGATTTTCCGATAGTCATATATATGTTTGTCGATATAACTTCTGTTGTAACTACATCATTTTCGAGTTCAACAAACTTAGGGCCTTCACTAAAACCCTCAACAAAAGATTCTGCATTATGTATTCTAAAATTACTAGTTAACTTTGTCGGCATCTTTATTCCTTCACTTATTATTTAGTCACCCACCAAAACCCTTTTATATAAAACATCATCAGTCGAACTTTCACTGGGACATATATTTGTTATTATTTCATCATCACTATTAATATTTTGAATTACAAGTAACTGGTTATTTATAGAAATAACATCACCAACACTTAAAGAACTCAAAAAATCTGTATTACTACCTATAACTTTATATTCGTTATTATCTATAGAAATGTTAACAGTACCTTGAACTGGATTCCAATTAAAGATTTCATTTTTATCATCAACACCAGTTACCAAACTATCATATTTAATTTGATAAATTTGATACATAGAATCCCAAGATAAAGGTTGAGTTATTTGCATTTCATAATTAATATCAGAAGACCCACTACCATCAAGAACAATATCAACTGGGTCATCAACTGTACTCGCATCACCAGAAGAAATCTGTGTTATAGAATCTGAAAAAATATTTTTATAATCTTCTATTTTAGTAGTTAAAAATTCAGAATTCCAATTTCTTTCAGTTTGACCGTCTAATTTATAATATTTTAATCCATCAATTATATAAGGGATTATAGTTTTGATATCTGTATCAACCTTAGCATTTTCTAAACTTTGTAACGAAAGATTACCAAACATTTCCATTCCAGCTGGATGAATAAGTCTTTTTAACAAGTCTTTATACTTATTAACCTGTAAAGAAGTTTCTATTACATATGAAAATATTTGGTAATACTTCGAATCTTGAAGTACTTTAGAATCCGATAGAAAACTATTATTATTTAAGAATCTACCACCATCATCAAAAATAGAACTTACTTTCACTTTGATGTTTTTAACGCCAGTTCCATTTAGGTCAACCTCTTGATAAGTTGTCCCAAATACAGTATTTGAGCTCCAAAGTTGATTTCTATAAGGTAAATTTAACCAAGGTATACCATTAATACCAACTTTATATTTATTTGTATCTGTCTCCAACCCAATCTCATTATCATTTAAAACTGGATTTAAAGTTACTAATTCCTGACTTGTTCCTTGTATAATTTTAGATGAATAATCTATTCCACAATCTTTTATTTTAACTTTTTTTATTGTGCCAACGTTAGAACTAGTAAATGTAAATTGATATGTTTGTGAATCGGATGGGATATCAACATCCCCAATCTTTACAATTCTTGGATGTTTTATATATCCCTTACCTTCTCTATCAATTTTTATCAAAATAACTTTTTTACCATCGTCAGTGGTGACAACACTTTTAACTGAAGCTATTAAAGTTCTTCTGTTCTCATCAGATAAAAAACACCCATCTTCATCGAATAAAACGTTATCACCAACTGAAAAATTATCAATTGAAGAGTTTGTCAGTACGTGTTGTATACCACTTATCTTCCCTATATTAATTTCACACACAACCATTTCTAGGATTGAACCCCTATCGTTAATTGATAAAGATTCCCTCTCAACAACATTCCAATTTCTATCTATATAAAATTTCTGGTCAAGTGAAAAGGATTCATTTGTTTGTAATACTTCAATATCAGTACCACCCAAATAAACTTTACCTATCTTATTACCATCTTCATCTTGAATTATCTCATCAATGACAAATTCACCATTTATAGATTTCTCATTCAATATTATCTCAAAAACTTCTTTATTACCTTTAAAAAATCTAGTTATAGACTCAACATAAGAGCTTGAACCAGAAGATAATCCAACTATCTTTTTCGATACAACATCAGGTAAAGTTAAAATAGTGGGTTTTAAATAAAGTATTTTACTATTTTTAAATTTATTATCAGAAGTTTTGAAAATTTGGTCTTTTGGATACTTGAGTTGAACTTTTTCATTAAAAACTGTTTTGAAGAAATACTTAAAAGAATCTTCGGTTCCTTTTGATTGATAAAATTCTCTAGAATGTTTAACCAAGAACTTTTTAAATTCTGGAAC